ATTATGGAACGTAATATGACACAACGATACTTTGTAAGGCAACGTGCTTACTTCGATGGTTATGTACATGAAATTATTGATGGATGGACTAACACACTACTTAACACATACAATAATTACGACACTGCCCATAAACATTGTGACAACCTAAACAAAGCCTGACATGATCAAGAAAAAGCGGATGATGAACCCTGAGGTTATGGCTAAAGGAAAACTAGCCTTAGAACAGTGGCGTAAAGAAAAAGCTTATGCTGAAAAGAAAGGTGGTAAGTTCCTTGAAGCATGGACTGAAGAACAAGCCCTTAAACGTGCTCAGAAAAAGACTTCTCCTATGCAAGCTATAAAGAGTTTCTGTATTGATTGTGTAGCTACCCGTACAGATATTACTAACTGTTCAGCTAAACAGTGTAGTTTGTGGATTTACCGTCCTTATCAGAAAGGTGAAGAGGAATGAAAACAACAATTGAAATGGCCCGTGAAGCAGGCTTGCAAAGTGAGCATGGAGTTTCTGAGTTTGCTTACATTGATCGTCTTCAGCACTTTGAAGTGCTTGTTCGTGCTGATGAGCGCAACAGGACATGGACGCAAGAGCACTGGACTGAGTACGAGCGCAGCATTGCAGCAGCCGAGCGTGAGGCATGTTTGCACGCAGCCACTGTCGCAATCAGTCTTTGCGATGATCCGGTAGCCGCCATCCGAGCAAGATCAGGAGATCAAAAATGATTACACAGGCGGAATTGAAGCTGGTGCGTGAGTCGTTCGAGTGGACCCAGGCGATGCCTGGCGGAGCGATTGGCCTGACGGTGGAGGTGCTGGCATGAGCCTGTTTGGACGATCGGGGATGACACACGCCGACGGCAGCATGGCCGTGGCTGAGGCGCTCAAGCAGCTGGCCGAGGCCGTGGCCGAACGCTTGCGTGGCCACGATGCCGAGATCGCGGAGCTGCGCGCTGAGATCGAGCGCCTGAAGGCTGGCCCGCGCATGACCGTGGCGCAGCGTGCGCGTGAGAGGGGTGCAGCATGACCGTTGAAACATTCACATTCACAGGCCCGGAGCTTGACGCCTTGCTGGCGAAAAGAAGCCTGCACGACATTGAAGAAACCAACCGCCGCGCAAATGCCAGCTGGGCGTTGATGTGCGAAAAGATGGTGGCAGCAGAGCGTGAGGCGTGTGCAAAATTGTGTGAGCAACATGGCTATGAACATTATTGCGGGAATGTTACTGACAAACTTGCAGAAACCATCCAAAACAGGGGGAACACATGAACGAAGGATTATTTCAGGCAATATGCGCCGTGTTATTTACGATTGGCTTGGCTTTGTTTTTCTTGCCTTTATTTCTAGGGAGTTTGTAAATGACACACATAAAATACGAAGATTTGAAGCTGGCGCTGGAGGCGTTGGAAAGTACGCGAATTATTGATTTTTCAGTTGAAGATATAGTAAGTTGGAAGAAAGCCATAACCGCCTTCAAGCAAGCCCTTGCAACACAGCCAGCACCTGTGCAGCCTGTGAAGCGTATTGAAGCGACAAATGATACCGATTGTGCTTATGCCTATGCTGATGGATGGAACGCCTGTGTGGAGCATCATAAATATATTGCTAAAAACGCACCAGAGAAAGGCCAGCCATGACACAAACTCCTCTACTAAAATGAAACTATTTAACCTACCCCGTAATAGTTACTTTACATTCCCTGATGATAACACCAAGCAAGTATTCCGCTTAGACCATATTGACGGTATGTACTCTATGTGTTATGATACACAAAATAACCTCTATCATATTGCAGCATTTGAAGAAGTTGAGCAGTTCTTCCCTGTAAAAACAGTCAGCAACGGTAAGCCAATTAAAGTACAATCATGAACCAATACTACGTAACCAGTTCTATCAAAAACTTCTTTGTATATGCAAACTCAGAAGCAGAAGCTTACTATGAAGCTGATGCTTACTTAGGTTATACACCGGAGTTCCTTGAAGTATTTTTAGATGATGTATTTGTATGAGCCAGAATGGATCATCCCGTATGAAACTAAAAGAATTACATAATGAGTACCTAGAGGACTCAACATTATACTGCTGCTACTGTGGTACTGAAAAATACTCCTTAAGCTGCTGTGGTGAAGTACACTACACAACCTTTGCAGATATGTCCCAAGAGGATCAACTCAACATTATTAACTCAGATGTACGCCTACAAATTGTTCCGTAAACGCCGAGACGGTACCTATGGTCCTCTCTTTATTAACCGTAGACTTAAAATCAATACCGGAGAATGGTTAAAAGCTGAGTCTCACCCAACTAAAGGCTTTGCAGTACGTCCCGGATGGCACTGTTGTGCAGAACCTTTAGCCCCACATCTGTCTAAGAAAGATAGAGTATGGTGTTTAGTTAAAATAGATGACTATACAAAACATCAAAGACCTGAATCACAAGGTGGTCTTTGGTATACAGCTAATACAATGAAAGTAGTAGGTGAGTTATGAGTAATATCCTAGAAACAATCCATTTATTAAGATGTGCCTTAGCAGACCTACAAGGGGCTATGCAAGCTTATGATGAAGATAACTTGTACTTGCATGATTGGGAAGCACATCAAACGACTATTGACGACATTGAGGAGTTCTTAAATGACATCTAAACGATCTGTATATTTATGCGGTTCTATGGAATTTGTATCTGAAACTGAAGGTAAAGAGTGGCGCTCTATTGCTGAACGTATCCTAAACCAAAATGACGTTCTTACCCTGAACCCTTATCGTAGGGCACACTCATTCAAAGCAGAGGAAATGAAACGTATCTTTGAACTAGACCTCAGAGATATCCGTGAGTGTGATATTGTATTAGCTAACATGTCTACTATGGATAAGATCCCCTCACATGGTACTGCTCAGGAGATGTTCTATGCTCACTATGTTCTGAAGAAACCTGTTATTGCTTTCCGTCCTAAGTTAGTCAGGCTACATCCGTTCTTGGAAAGCACATCTACTGAATGGGTTAGTACAGTAGAAGATGCCTGTGATCTTATCTTGAAAGAATATCTATGAAAATTTATACTGTGTCTAGCTATTCTTCTAATAAATTCGAATTCTTCTCTGAAGATATTGAGGGTGAATCTTTTGTTGTAAGTACCTTACCAACACTAAAAGAAGCAGAACTAGAAAAGAAAAACTTAGAATACACTGAAGATAAAGACAGCGATACTAAGTACATTATCCATGAGCTAAAAATTACAAAAGAATATCTATGAAATCAAACAAAGACCCTGAAGCGTGGGTAGGTTTTGTAGGGGTAGCTCTATTCCTATTTGTTGTATCACTATTTAACGGACGTCCAAGCTATAACCCTTTTTGAAATTCTTAAAGAAATCCAGTTCTGGGTTATCTCTGTATGGGCTTGCGGAGGATTCTTATTATGTATTTCTCCGCTATTTGAATCTAAGAAAGTGCGTATCTAATGTACGGCCTACTCCTCATCTTCGCAGTATACTTCTTATGGTATAAAGTCTCTAACCATAACCGATAAATTACTAACTATAGTATAAAATCCCAAACATTATGAGTACATTCCTATTTATTGTATTAGTACTAGTTGTGCTAATTATTGTTGATCCCCTTAACCACTACAAACGTTAAAATTATGCCATATATCCAAAAAGAAACCCGTGAAGGTCTTGAGATGGGCCATGATCGTCCACAAAACGCTGGAGAACTAAACTTCTTAATTACTACTATTATTAAAGATTACTTTGATGATAAAGGAGGCTACCAATCCATTAACGACATTGTAGGTGCCTTAGAAGGTGCTAAACTGGAGTTCTACCGTAGAGTAGCTGCCCCGTATGAAGATAAAAAGATAAAAGAAAATGGAGATGTATACTAATGTCTTTATGTAATACTGACTACTACGATCTAATGGCCCCACACTGGTCTAATGCTATGGCTAAACAATATAACTATGATCAAGAGCAATTTAAGGAAACGTATATGGAAAAACCTGCTGAGTACAGAGTAGCTAAACCTATAACGAACAGTCTCTGTGAGCCTGTAGACAACAACCCTAAAACCTTAGTAGCCTTATCCAAACCCCGCCTATCAGATGTGCCTCCTGTAGCTCTATTTGCCCTAGGTGCTGCAATGTCTGATGGTGCCTCTAAGTACGGTCGCTATAACTACCGTGATACCTCTGCCACAGCATCTATCTTCTATGATGCAATAGTACGACACTTAGCAGACTGGTATAACGGCGAAGACTACGCTGATGACTCAAAAGTCCACCATCTTGGACATATTATGGCAAGTTGTGCTATCTTGATGGATTCTGAGCTACATAATACCTTTAAAGATGACCGTGATAAACGTAATCCTAAAAGTATTTCCCGTAACAAAACATGGATTAAAAATGATTAAACCAGTAGTACACTACAAAGGCACCCCACAATTCTACCTATGGCCTTACCCAGATGAAAACGGTAAAGACATTACTGTAGGTAAAGTGCCCTTTGTAATGGATCATCCACGACTAGGTCGTTGCTATGATGTCCGTACCTCAGACATTGTTACCCCTATTGACTCCGAAGGTCGCTTCGAAACACTATACACTATCTATGAACCTTATCAAAACAGTTAAACGTTGGGTTGCTGGTGGTGACAAACTCTTTGACATCTACGAATGTACTGTAGATGAAGTTGAAGAGTTTACCTCAGACTCTAATAAGCAAATGATCCGAATTAAAGTCGGTGATAAAACCTTTGAAGGACTCTACAACAAATGGGTGTATGAGCACCTCTGTAGTTGTGAAGGATCTCCCTCATTCATTGTTCTATGGCGTAGTAAAGGAAAACCATTCGTAGCATATGTCAAAGAAATCTGGCAAGACCATATTAAAGGTGAATACCACACCGAAGTCCCTACCGCCTCTGACAACAGCGGCTCAGACAGTAGCCCTGCTTTCGTATATTTATGGATTTCAAAGAGCACTGACCGCAAGTACATTGGTACCCACAAAGGAACAACTGATGACGGATATATCGGCTCAGGTGAAGAGTTCTTAAAAGCTTATAATGAGTTCCCTCAAGACTTCAAAAGAACTATCTTAGCATACGGTTCTCAACAAGAAATGTATGAACTGGAAACCCAGCTACTGCTGCTCTTAAAAGCAGTTAACTCAGATATGTACTTAAACCTAACGGCTAATCTCAGAAAGTAATATATGGCAGCAACTAAATACAACTGGAATCTCCGCTTAGGTACTCAAAACTTTACTGTGTGTGTGGATACAGATAAACACTACGGTTGGTTTGAGCATGATGTACTAGGTGACAACTGCGGAGGTGGTCTGTGGTTTGATAAAGAATTAATGCTAGAAGACTATGATGGTGTATACGATCTACCATCTGAAGTAAAGAATGTATTAGTGATGTTCCATATGTGTGAAAAGGATTTCTGATGTTGCCAATGCTCCTCCCTAGGCAAACACCTGACCTAGACACACTCCAATACCCCGTCTATGTAACACCTAAACTAGACGGTATCAGGTGTTTGTTTAAAGATGGTGTTGCATTAAGCCGTACCCTTAAACCTATTCCTAACCATAGTATCCAAGAATGGGCGGCCAAACATACAGCTACTTTACATGGTATGGATGGAGAGCTTATTGTAGGTTCACCTACTTCATCTACAGTATACCGTGATACTAACTCTTTTGTTATGTCATACGATAAAGTAGGTGAATTCTTCTTCTATCACTTTGACTACTGGAACCAACTAGATGAGCTATACGAAGATAGAATGTCTATTGAAACCCCGAGATCAGCCGACAACTACCGTCTGGTGATGAAATGGAGAGTTTACGACAAAGAGCATCTATTAGCTAAAGAAGAACACTGCTTAGAGAAAGGCTACGAAGGTATTATCATCCGTAACCCCAAAGGTCTCTACAAGTACGGTCGTTGTACTATCAAAGAAGCTAATGCATTCAAACTAAAGCGGTTTGAAGATGATGAAGCTGTTATTATCGGATGGGAAGAGGAACAACACAATGGCAACACTGCAGAAATTAATGAACTCGGTCGAACTAAGCGATCAACTAGCTTATCTGGCTTATCTGGCAAAGAATCTCTCGGTGCATTCATCTGCAAAACCCGTGACGGAGTCGAGTTTAAAATTGGCTCTGGGTATGATTCAGCCGATCGTAAATTGTTCTGGAAAAATAAATCAGACTTGCTTGGACATATTGTTAAATACAAACACTTCCCAATAGGTGTTAAAGATAAACCACGGCATCCTATCTTTCTAGGCTTCCGTAATCCTATTGATCTATAAATAAACTAGTCGGTACCTAAAACATATGAAACAATACGCAGTAACAGTAGTTATCTATATGCATGCACAAGATGAAGAACAAGCTACTATGGCGGCTGATATGATGATAGATCGTGAGTACCTCTATGGTAGTCGTGGCGAATCAGTCTCTGTAGTAGAAGTAAGTGAAGTAAAGTTTACAGAAGATATTTAATGGATAAATATACCCTATACACAACAGCCGAAGAATGTTCTGAAGTAACCCAAGGTATTATGAAGGTACTTAGGTTTGGTTTGGAACAGACTAACCCTAATAACGGTATCAGTAATAAACGTCAACTAGAAGAGGAAATTGGGCAACTGCAGTACTGTCTGCATAGGTTGACAAGAGAACTCTGGCTTGATGTCGAAGTAATAAGTAACTCTTATGATGCTAAAATGGCTACGTGGAGTAAATGGAGGTCATACTACAATGACTAACAAAAGCCAGTCCGACTGGGACACCTTCTACCTCAATATCTGCCAGCTAATTGCACAACAATCCTATGCAGAAGACCGTAAAGTAGGTGCTCTTATTGTTAAAGACCACAACATTATCTCAT